ACCAAGCTGTTATAGTTGACAAAGATGGTAATTTGGTTAATCAAACTTCATTTCAAGCTAAAAATGATAAACAAGCTAAGAAATTGGCCAAGAATAGAATTAAATTCTTAAAACCTGGATTTGGAAAAAATTTAAAATTACAAAGTGTTAACCACATAGAGGAAGATGAAGACCGTTTACATCCTGGAGAATATTATTTGTGGCGAGTTTATTTTGACGATGGGTCAAACAAACTAATCAAAGTTAAAAGAAATGATTTTGATCCTGCGGCATATTACGCTAAAAAGAATAAAGTGGTAATAAATGTAGATTATAATTGGGAACCACATAATGGATAATTATCCAGTATATCCCGAACAAGAAGAAGGTGATGACAGTGATTACAAACGTAATCCCTATGCGCCAACATAATCATGCTTATAAATGAAATCTTAAAAGAAGCTCAGCTAATAGTGGATGTACCAAATGAACATTGGTTACAGGACAAAATTGACTATTCCAAAAGCAAAAGGAAAAATTCGTATGGTGTGCCGTATATGGACGCTACAACAGCATATATGAAATCAAACGATTTTGTCGAAGTACCATTACATATATTAAGACATATTCCAGGCGCTAGGGGTGAACAAAGTGCAGTTCGTCAAGATGATCTCGACAGTATTATGAAGATTATGAATAGCACTGGTAAACTTCCATTGTTATCCTCTGGAGAAGAATATTATCCATTGATATGTGTAGCATGGGATGGTTCTGCTTGGGTATATGAAGGTAATCATAGAATAATGGCAGCAGATAAATTAGGATGGAAATCATTGAAAGTACAAGTTAAATATTTTGACGGAGGCGAGCGACAAAAAGAAGGCCTTATGTATCCGTCTAAAATTGGATTAGCATAGAAAGGACATAAGAACCCTGCCTTAGGGACGTTTGATGCTACGGTAAAGGTGTCCGCGCAATTGAACTGCTCCGCGTAGTGAGCCGGGAGATAAAGTAACTCCCTATTAACTCTCATGGTTAGCCAAAAAATTACAAATCAGTTGACACTGCGACTCGCAGATGCTATCATTAAATATGACATTAAAATCTACTAAAAGAATTGGCATGTTAGTTGCCCGAAACAACTTTGTTTATCGAGGAGTTGGTGCTTACGCCAAAAGCATTATCGATTGGGCGTTGGGCGAGGGATATTGTATTGATATTATTTCAGATGCTCCTGTACGCAGCAATGGGTTATTTGAACGTTACGAAGGCAAGGTACAATGGATAACTCCAAAAGATTATATTGAAGATAAAATTTATAAGGAATTATCTTCTTTTTCAAAACCATTTGATATCGTATTAAGTTTAAATTTTCGTAATGCATTAGTTGAAGCATTGCGTAAACATACCTACGATTTAATTATCACTAATGTAGGTGAAGCATTAGATGCTGTTACCAGTATTGGTGTACACAAATATTGTAAAGTATTACATCCTACACATCATGAATCCGAAGCAGGAGTTAAAGTATTACACGACATTTATTCACCAGGTGTAGCTGATATTAATAGATCCTTATGTAATTTACCTGATGTATATCTTGCTTGTCAAAGTACGTGGGTATTGGATAATGCCAAAATTCAATATAATCGCAAGGATGAGTCAGAGATGTTGATTATATCTCCTTTAATTCCCGAACCAGAATTACTTAACTTCGACACATTACCTAGTGAACGCTGGGGTGTTGGATTTATAGGACCCTGGGAGCCACGTAAGAATCCTGAAGCATACATCAATGCACTTAAAAAATCAGGATTACCCGGAGTGGTATTAGTACCATCTAGTACATCTGCTAAGAAATTTAAGGAACGTTTTGAAAATGAAGGTATCGAATACAAAATATATGTAGGTGTTACTGCAGAAGAAAAAACAAAAATCATACAAAGTTTAGCTGCCGCATATCACCCGGCTGTTAGTGAAACATTTGGGTTAGGTGCGTTAGAAACTGCACATAGTTGCCCAACTATACTTTTAAAGAAAAATGACTGGAGTATAGCACATAGTGATTATGCTATTATTATTGATGAAAGCGATGTAGCTGACACTCTTAAAGAAGTATATGGACAAGGTGTTTCACATGAACTGCAACAATACTTGACTCATAGAGATATTGCAATACGTAAAAAATTAAATGTATTAACTGAAAGAGAAAAAATCAATAAGATTCCAAAAAATAATTTTTATAGTTTATTGGATAAGGAAGGATTGATTAAACATGAAGATTTTACTTCTGCACAAGCAACCTTTTGTACAGATGAAATTTATAAAGTCCTTAAAATTCCCACAATAGAAACTGTAGAAATATTACATAGCTATAATCAAACATACTACAGAACTAAAGGTAGCAATATGTTACCTAATGAAACCGATAATCCCGGTAGTTTGTTTGACTTTGATTAACATAGCCAAACTTATTATCTAGTATCAAAATTTAATTTATAATAGTAACTTACAAAGGAGAATTATATGTCAGACAGAATGTTTTCAGGCGAACAAACTAAAAAACTCGAATCAATGATTAACGAAGGTATGCAGGTTATGATGGAAATCGAAACCCTTACAGGCGGATTAAATGACACAGTAAAAGCAATCGCTGAAGAATTAGAAATTAAACCAGGTATCCTTAAAAAAGCAATCCGTTTAGCACATAAAGCTGAATTTGGGCGTGAACAACAAGATCACGAACTGTTGGAAACTATTTTGACACAGGTCGGTAAAACACTCTAAATTTTAGAATGTGGCAGTAAGAGTCGTTCACTCACGAACATGAAGAATGGTATAGTGAGCCATAAATCACGCTGGAGAAGTATATGAATGAAGAATTCGTACAATGCGACGATTGTTTTAACCCTGATGCTTGTATTACACTATGTAGCATCAAAGAATATTTTAAAGAAAATACTAACATAGCAGAACAACGTGACGAAACCCCAGAGCAACTTTGGGGGAATACAGAATGAGTTACGTTGATGCACTATATTCACGGGACGCAGATCGTATTCATGTAGTAGAACGTGTCGATGGCAAGAGAGTTTATAAAGAATATCCTGCCAATTACATTTATTATTATGATGATCCCAGAGGTAAGTTTCAGTCAATATATGGAACTCCTGTATCTAGATTCTCAACACGCAATGTAAAAGAATTCAGAAAAGAAATTGCAATGCAACAAGGCAGACAACTATACGAATCTGACATCAATCCTATATTTCGTTGTTTAGAGGAAAACTATAAAAATAAAGATGCTCCGACATTACATGCAGCATTTTTCGATATTGAAGTTGACTTCCATAAAGAAAAAGGATTCTCACCAACTTCGGATCCATTTAACGCAATTACAGCCATATCAGTTTATCTACAATGGATTGACCAACTAGTTACATTGGTAATTCCGCCTACGCACATGAGTATGGAAACAGCACAAGAAATTGCGACTGATTTTGAAAATACCATTATATTCAGTGACGAAGCAGAAATGCTTAAAACATTTTTAGATTTGATCGAAGATGCAGATGTACTATCAGGGTGGAATTCAGAGGGGTATGATATTCCATACACCGTCAATCGTATTACTCGTGTGTTAAGCAAAGACGATACTAGACGTCTTTGCTTATGGGGCCAGTATCCTAAGTCGCGTGACTTTGAAAGATTTGGTGCTACAAATTCAACATATGATTTAGTTGGACGAGTGCATATGGACTATATGCAGTTATATCGACAATATACCTATGAAGAGCGGCATAGTTACAGCTTAGATGCCATTGCTGAATACGAATTAGGCGAGCATAAAACTCAATATGAAGGTACATTGGATCAATTATATAATCAAAACTTTAAAAAGTTCATTGAATATAATAGACAAGATACAATGATTCTTAATAAACTTGATACTAAATTGAAGTTTTTAGATTTGGCTAATGAATTAGCACATGCAAATACTGTGCCATTACAAAAAACTATGAGCGCAGTTGCAGTGACAGAGCAGGCTATTATTAATGAAGCGCATGATCGTGGATTGGTAGTTCCTAATCGCAAACTACGCTCATCTGACGATGATACAGCAGCCGCAGGTGCATACGTTGCATATCCTAAAAAAGGAATGCACGAATGGATAGGTGCTGTAGATATTAACAGTCTATATCCTTCAGCTATTCGTGCATTAAACATGGGAATGGAAACAGTCGTAGGTCAATTGCGGCCGATTATGACTGATAGATATATTGATGAACAAATGGCCAAAGGAAAAAGCGCAGCAGCAGCCTGGGAAGGTTTATTTGCTTCATTAGAATATACTGCGGTTATGGAGCAACAACGTGGTACTGAGATTACGATCGATTGGCAAGGAGGAGACAAATCAATACATTCTGCCGCAGAGATATGGAGCATGATTTTTGACAATAATCAACCATGGATGTTAACTGCCAATGGTACTATAGTTACATATGAACGTAAGGGAGTGGTACCAGGACTGTTAGAGCGTTGGTATGCAGAACGTAAGGAATTACAAGCTAAAAAGAAAGAAGCTACTGATCCTAAAGATATTGCGTTTTGGGATAAGCGTCAGTTAGTTAAGAAAATTAACTTGAACAGTTTATATGGTGCTATTTTAAATCCTCACTGTAGATTCTTTGACAAGCGTATTGGGCAGTCAACTACACTA